AATACAAAAATTCGCAAAGGTGATGATGATTGGTATTTAAAAAATATGTCATTTGAACTTACTGACGAACAAGAAGCAATAAGACAAAGAGACATAAGAATAGCTACAGGAGTTCAAATGCCTGACTATGAATTTGAAAAAGGTAAACCACCTCAACCGAAAATGATTAACAAGCTTCCTATGTGGTTGCAAAATTAACAGGAACATACAATGACACAAGTTAAAAAAAAGAAACGTGCAAGAACAAAGAAGGGCAGATACGTAGCAGACGATCCTTCAACACCAAAGGTAAACGAAGCCTATGTTAATGGCTCTATGAGCATTCTTGAAGGATACGATAACAACGTAAAAAAATGCTTTACTATATATGGATAAAAGGAGAAGTTAATGTTAGGTATAGCTGAAAGCGTAATAGGCGTTACTGGTAAGATTCTTGACAAGTTTGTTGAGGACAAAGACCTTAAAAAGAAACTAGATCACGAACTACGGACTCAAATTGTATCACTGGATCTGGCTCAAGCACAAACTAATCTGGAACAGGCAAAGCATCCTTCTATCTTTGTAGCAGGAGCAAGACCATCCATCATGTGGATATGCGCCTTTGGCCTAGCATGGCAGTTTGTACTCCAGCCTGTAGCGGTCTGGGGCATAGCTCTTAGCGGTGCAGATTTAGTTCTTCCAGTGATACAGACTGAAGGATTGCTAACTCTCACACTATCTTTATTAGGATTGGGTGGAATGCGTAGTTTTGAGAAATCTAAGGGCGTACAACGCAATAATATGAAAAAATAGTCAACTTGTAAGAAAAACACCTCTGTATTTGACGCTGTGTGCGTATCTAAGGGGTGGGATAACCTAGAATACCAAAAACAACCTAATTCTCTTGTATGAAGCTTAAAACGCCGTACAAAGCAAATAGCCCATTTTACAGTAGTTTTTCCAGATCATCCAGATATTCTTTTGTTACGTTCTCCAGACGCTTCATATAACCATAGATAAGTTCTGTATTTGTATAACTAGGCATACTATCATTCATAACTTCTCTAAACTTATCGGCGGTAACGTTGTTGTATGTCACTTCAATGTTACCGTCTCTTTTTAAATACACGGTAACGTTAGATAACATTGCTTTACTTCTGTTTGTACTCATATATCGACAACTTCACACACTCCTGCAGTACAAGCTAATTCTTGTGAGGCTTTTGTGTTATCCTCTTTTTCGTAATCATTAAACTTCTCCCAATCTATTGACTTAGGCATTTCTGCCATTAGCTTCTTATATTCTATTTGATTAGAATCTTGATAAGGAGCTTGTCTATAACTGTGGTCAGAGAACGGAAGGAAACTGATGCCACTCAGTTCATCAAAGTTTTCGTAGCACCAGTTTCCAACTTCCATCCATTCATGCTCTTTCACACTTACCGTTATAGAAGGTTTATGTTCGCACCAGTGTTCGCTAAAATGCTTCCAAAGGTGCAGTTGCTCCAGAGCCTTCATATCAGTCCTACATATTGCAGCATTAGGTGATTTGAAAGGAAAGGAAAAAACCACCGTATTGCTAGGACTGTTAAAGTCAGGTTCATTTGGAATGTTACTGTCCATTAGAAATTGAGTTAACGGATCTTTAACATCCCCACGCACCGTCCTGACATAGAACGGAGCATGACGAGCATGAATACCACTGGCAGCGTTAGTTAACTGACTAACAGTACCAGATGGCTTGACACAAGTGGTGGCAGTAGACTGAGGTATGCCTAACTTACCTGCCCACTTCATGTTAGTTTGTACTACAGTGTTCTTTAAGTCTTGCAGATCTCTTGGGTTCAGCACCTCGCTAAGATGCTTACAATCAAGTATTCCTGTTAAAGAAACACCTAGTAAACGTTCTTCTTCTGTATTGCTTTTCCATCTTGTACGCAAATATTTAAAGTCTGTAAGCGTAGATTGTAACGTTCCTAGTATGGAAGCCAACTCTGCTTTCTTACGTAATGTCTTCTGAGTATCCTTTGGCCTACATACAACCTCAGACAGATTACAGAACTGATTAGGACGCAGTATTATTTCACTGCAAGGGTTAGTGCCGAAGTCAGCTTCTTTCCTCCTACCATTGCTGGCAGCTTTATTCTTGGCAGCAGTCCTGTTAAATATGCCACGCTCTCCAGATTTGCTCTCATATAGTGACAGCCATTCCCTCATAAACGCAGAAGGGTCAGGAGTTTGCGTGTAAGCAACAGAGTTATTCGCCAAAGCTCTATGGGGATTAAGAGTCCACCAATTACCAGACTTAGCAGAGCGCATCCTATCATCAGTAAGATTACTAAGAGAGAGCAAAGCAGACCTACGCACACCGCCGACAACAACAACTTCACCTGTTTTACAAACAATATCATGGCATTCAATCGAGGATAGCTTTCTTCCTTTTGCATCTTCAAACATCCTTATAGTAAAATCAAACAAGTCCTTGAGTGGTTCTGGTCCAGAAGCCCTGCCACCAAACGTCTTTAACCTAGCACCAGCAGGACGTATCTTAGACATATCAACCTTTGGTATTCTGTTCGTGTACAGATACCCTATGAGATCTCTAAAGCTTCTAGCCCACCCCTCCTTAGAATCCGCTACACTAATAACGTCTTCTGTTTTCTCAAACGCTACGTCTGGGATGGTAGGAAGATTCTCTATATACTTTCTTTCTACAGAGAAGCCTACACCAGTGCCGTTCATAAGAATGTACAACACTTCATCGAAAGATCTAGGGTTGTCTATTGGAATATAAGAACAGTTGTATCCTGCAACGTTCTCACGTTTCAGTGCTGGCCCTGCTGTCATAAGAGATCGCATTGAAGGCATAATCTCCAGATCCAGTATAGCTTGTTTGACAGCTTTTATATCGTCAGACTTGGATATGTCTATTTCACACACAAGTTTAATGTGATCAACCATGTAGTCAATAAAGCGTGTTACTGTTTCGTCCCAAGTCTCTCTGCGTTGTTCTTCTTCAAGCCAACGTGCGTACCTGCTCTTATGTATGAATGTTTGATAATCAGTTGGTAGGTTTTGCATCTTTTATTCTGTCCCTCAGTCTTTGTAAGTACCACTTTCCTTTGTCGAGATCTTCTAGATCCTTGCCTTTATGCTTATAACGAATAATATATTTAAGAACGTTACCTTTCAAGTAACCAAGAAACTCATCCTTAGTCATAGACATTTCTATCAAATCAATAGCCTCAACGTCAAGCTTATTATAATGTTCTGGGCTGTTTACAGGATCAGGCTCAGGCTCAGGCTTTGGTTCTGGATAAGTAAGAGCGTCCATTATATCTTTGTATTCCTCCGTCTGTTCTGGTTTCTTTGGTTCTTCATCTGCCATCGTTATCTCCATCCTTGTCATCAAATGTAAGTGTTACAGTCATTTTATCATTTTTTTCTGGTCTGAAAACAATGTCATTATGTCCTTTATCTCTGTAGGAGTCAAGAGAAATTATGTTGCTTCCTGTATATTTTTTCTCCAACATGATTTCTTCACCTAACTCAAATATCGCATCTGCACTGTTCTCTACAATGTTGACAAGACCAGCAGCAATAATCTGAGAAGCAGTAGGTTCCTCGCCTTTGTTACCTACTGTGTCTAAACACAGCATGGAGAACTCATTTTTGTCTTCTCCTTGCTCCAGTATGA